GTTGTCTTTGGGGCGACTATGGTGAGGTGTGTTATTACTGCCTGGTCTGCTACTAACCTTTCTAGTGCTACTCCTCATGATACTTTAACCAATGGATCTGCGGATCCAACTGGTACGATTGATGTGCCAGCAGGGGGATTTGCAGTAGCAACTGCTCTAAGTAATTCGGTTGGTACAGTAACCTGGACAGGGCTTACAGAACACTCAGATACTACTCTAGAAACTTACGTTACTGTTTCTGATGCTAGTGCTGAGTTTGAAACAGCTCAAACAAACATGACTGTTACTGCGAATTTTAGTACTTCTGGTAGTACTCCAGTTATGTCGGTAGCTTCATGGGGAGTTGCAACTAATCCAAATATTAGTGTTGCTGATGAAATTACCATCACTGATTATTGGACTGGTTATTATCAAGATACTATTGATATTAGTGAGAACGTAACTGTTGTTTTAAGTGAAGCTACAACCTCATTATCTATAAACGTCTTTGATAATATTACGATTACTGAGAATGTATCACCAAAACCAACTTTGCGAATACAGGTTAATGATGTTGTTGATGTTGCTTCAACAAGTCTTGGTTATGTTCATATACCAACTTACTATCCTGAAACCAACGATTTTGTAACCATTACAGAAAGCGTAAGTCTAACCCTCATTAATTACTTGAGTAGTTATGAAGAGATAACTATATCAGAAGCATCTATCGCTTTATTGATCTCTTTCTTTATCAATATAGATTTCTTTGATGAGATTGCGGTTTCAGACGATTCTACTGTTTTAACTCATGAATACGTTGATGCTAATGATGCAGTTAGTATTACTGAGGATGTAATTGTCTTATTGCCAACTATATATGTTGAGTCTAGTGATTCCATAACTATTACTGATGAATCAGTTATGGATAAGTTTGATTCTTTAAGACTTGTTGATGTTTTTGATGAAATAACTACAACTGAAGATTTGGTTGTATTGATCAAACAGCTTTATGTCTTAGGTGATGATGCGATTACTTTAACTGAGGCGGTAACAGTTCAAGAAGCTATTTATGTAGATGTGAATGAGTCTATTACTCTTACTGAGGATTCAATCACAGTCATTCAAACTCTTTATATAGATGTATCTGACTCATTTACCATAACAGAAACTATTGATTTTCGAACTTATGGGTTCATAACCTCAAATGAGGATGTTCTTGTAACCGAAGATGTGGTTGTCTTTATTCCAAAATTATATGTTTTAACGGATGAACAGATAACAATAACTGAGTCTGCAACTATTGTGGTTGGGTCAAGCCCTCCTCTTAATGTTGATATTTATGATGACGTTATTCTAATTGAGGATTCTACAGTCTTCTTACCAAGATTAGTGCTTATCTCTAATGAAGATATCGCTCTTACTGAAGACGTTGTAGTTATCGTCAATCAACCAGTAACTCCAACAATAGATACTTCTGACTCAATCACTATCACCGAGGATTCACAGGTAATACTTAATATACTAGATATGCCTGATATTGATGTTAATGATGGCATTACTTTAATTGAAGACTTGGTGGTTTTAATCAATGATCTTTATGTATCAGGTGAAGATACAATCACTACAACTGAGTTGGTTACAGTCTTAATCAGGGAATTATTTATAGACTCCTCTGATGAAGTTACACTTACAGATGATACTCAAGTAGAAGTACCAAGTGTTTCAAGTTATAGCATTGATGTTGGTCAATTCATTCATGTGGTTGACTATTTACCAAGACAGTACGAAGACCTTGTTCTTGTTGGTGAAGGTATTGGGTTATTGATACTTGATGCAGAAGCAATAATTCATAGCATTGATGTATCTGATCAGGTAACTATTACAGAAGACCCTACTGTTCTTATTACTAATGTAGCTCCAGTATCAAGTGAAACTATAGAAGTATTAGATGATTCTACTGTATTAATAAGACAATTATATGTATTTGGTAGTGATGATGTAACTATTAGCGAAGCAGTTACAGTTCAAGAAGCTATTTATGCAAATTCAAGTGAGTCAATTACTGTTGTAGAGAATGCCTTTGTAGCCTTGCTTAACCTCTATATTCAGGTCGAAGACTACTTAACTATTACTGAGGACATAACTGCTGAAAAGTCCAATGAGTCTAGCTACAGTATTAATGTAGGGCAATTTATTCATGTAGTAGATTATCTCCCAAGAGAATATGAAGACTTAATCTTGGTAGGAGAAGGTGTTGATGTAGCTATTCTAATTCCAGATGAAACACTAAGAAATGTTAATGCAAGTGATTCTGTAACCATTACAGAAAATGTTGGTATTTATATACCAAATCTATATGTTTCTGTATCAGAAAATATCACAGTAACAGAATATGAGAATCTGTTTATTCAGATCTTAATTAATGTTCTTGATTCTATTGCTTTGGTAGATGTAGTGGATATTGGTAAGTCTTTAAGTGTTGATGTTGAAGATGCTATTTCTGCTACTGATACTTTTGAGGTCTTGATAAGGCAATTGAATATTAATGTAAACGATCAAGTTATTCTTACTGATTATTCTGAAATTACAGATCAGGGAATTAGAATCAATACCTCAGATTCTATTAATGTCCTTGATAGCGTAAATCTGGTTATAGGCGGTACAAGAAATGTAACCACCTATGATCAGGTTGGTCAAGTCATACCAGAGTTAATCTTTGTAGAGTTCCAGCCAGCTATTAGGATATTTGATGAGTTCTATATTTTCATATAGAATACTATTATGGCAAGAAAACACTTAATGACTCAGGATGAGTATTACGAGATCCGAGAACAGTCTAGATATGCTAAGGAATTCCTAGAGTCAGATAACTTTGCTTTTATTCGCAAGTATTTGGATGAAGCCCTTTCCTCGATAGAGAATACTATTCTGGATAATACTATCAGGGATGTAACTGAGTCTGTAACCATTACACCAAGTATAGTTAAAAAGTTCTTCACTCCCAAAAAAGTCCAGGTAGATGAGTTGGCTGGACAACACCGCTTCTTAAAAAAGTTTATCTCTGATATGCAATACTACGCCTCATTGATTGATAATTTAGAAAAGGAAATAGAGAGTGGTCGGGTGAAGGTGGATGGATTGAATGCCAAAGAATGATTATCCGTTTCCAGTAAATGAGTGGACTGAAGAAGAGATTGAAGTTCCTTCCCTACAAGGTGAGTTTGATGAGAGTGGTAATTTCAAAGGTATTAAGCGTGGTACTAAGAAAGCCAAACAGCGTACCTATTATGCACAGACTACTCCAAGAAGAGTAGTGTGTAGCCAGCATGAGTACTTTGTATTAGATCGGGGCAAGTATATCCTCAAGTGTAAGCATTGTGATTGGCATATGCAAACCTATCCTCCTACCCACAAGTTTGATGAAGCTACTGGTATTCTTACCTATCGGAAAACAGGTCAACGTCTTTAATTTGACACATACTGATTTAGTTTGATGTAACCTTCCTGGTATTAACAATTGAATATGCCTTTCCTGTTTTCTATGCAGGACTTCGGGGTGCGAACCTCGTTATATAACTCGTCAGGTCAGCAGAAAGGGCAAGAAAGGAACCTATGCCAGAAGGATCGGTAGAGGTAGATCAGGGTGGAGTACCCACCATATCAGATGATAATCAAGACACTCAGGATGAGTCGCTTGAGGAATCACAAGAGGTTGAGTCGGAGGATGAGGTCGAAGACCAAACCCAAGACACTCAGCAAGAAGAATCCTCTGATGAAGAGGAGGTCGAGTATACGGAAAAGGGTACTAAGCTAGATACCAATCCGCAATCTGCTGCATATCAGCAATTAGCTAATGAGCGTAGAGTACGCCAGCAATATGAACAGGTATTAAACAATCCTGACATGCTGAAGAAATACGCTAAAGAGATGGGGTTATCCCTGTCTGAAGCTAAGGAAGATATACAGGAGAAGAAGATTGAGTTTTCGGCAGATAAGTTTAAGACTGCTGAAGACGTAGCACAGGCGTTTAATGAGATTTCATCTTCATTTGACGCCAGGGCTAAACAGTATGAAAGCACCATCAATGAACTCCGCCAACAGCTTACTGGGTTGAGCCAAGGTACTCGTGCAGATAGAGTCTTGAACACTTTGTCTAGAGATATCGAGGCGGTTCGGGGTAAATATCCTGAACTTAATCCTAAGAGTCCTACATATGACGCAGGACTTGAACGTGAGATTGGTGAATTCTACTATAGTCTGGACTTTGATCCTCAAACTAATAGTTATAGAGGTGAACACTCGTTTGCTGATATAACTGATAGGATGATGAGAGCAGCAGGAAAGGCTCGACAAAAAGGATCACAGGATGCACAGACACAAGTCAAAACCAAAAAGGCAGGTAAAGTTGTTACCTCGAAGAAACCTACCTCGAGAGAGGGCAGTGAGCCGAGCGATCCAAGCTCAACGATAGCTTCGAGAATTAGTAAACTTTATAAGTAAGAAAGGCAATATATGTCTACCGCAGCTCAATATGGTCAGAGATCGACCTTAGGTGCTTTAGATCAGAATCTTCATATTAATATTGAAGATCAAATCGTTAAGTATCCAGATCCCAGGCGTGAACTTTTAAAACGTCTGAATGGGAAAAACTTCAAGAATGAAGTTAAATCTCATAAATATGAATGGTCTACTCGAGATAATCGCCCTATCAAGACCACGTTATCAATCGCAATCGCAGATTCAGCTACTTCTTTAGTAGTTGCTGATCCTGGGGTTTTGAACGTAGACGATATGATTCGTTTACCCAATGGCGAATTAGCAGTAGTTGAATCCGTATCAGGCGGTATTAGTGCTACTTTTCGTGTAATTGCAGGAACCCAGGCTGCTCATGATATCGGTGATGAAGTCGTAGTTGTCGGAGGTGCAACCGCACAAGGAAAAGATGCTGACAACATGGTTACGACTGGTTTCTCAGATCTTTTCAATTACACTCAAAACTTTGAGGATGTGGTTGAATTATCAGATCTAGAACACAACGCTCTTATCAGGGGTGAAGAGAATTCTGGTGAATTGATTGCTCGCAAACAAATGGAGCTTTCAGAGAAACTTCAGAATACTCTTATCATTGGTCAAAGAACCAAAGATGATGCCAGAAAGACTACCACTATGGGTGGCTTGAAGTATATGATTGATACATATGCTCCAGCAGCTAACTCTATGGATTTTGGTGGATCTAGTACCTGGAGTGCTGATTCAACAGTTGAAGGTAAGTTAGATGATGCTTTAGATATCATCTCCAACAAAGCCTTTGAGAAACCTGTGATGTATGTCGGTGCGAAATTTATGCGAAAGTTCAAATTCGTACAAGACGAAATGACAAGAACCACTCTTCGAGAGAAGGCACGTGGTATCGGTGTTGTTAAGACGTATCTTTCCCACCTTTTCGGTGAGATTGATGTAGTTCTCTTGCAAGAGAGAGCAGGACTTATGGATGATCTCGTCTTCTTAGTAGACGAATCCATGATCGGTTATAAAGCCCACAAAGGTTTAGGTTGGCAAACCTATCCCCTGGCTCGGACAGGTCAATCCTTCCGTTGGCAGATTGCCGGGCACTATACGTTCAAGATGGACGTACCCGAAGCTTGTGTGTACCTCTATAACCTTGGAGTCTAGAGGTAATTAACTTTTAAAATAATTAGCCTCCTTAATCGGGGGCTTTTTATTGCCTAAATAATGTGGTACACTAGTTCCAGTATTATTTAGGAAGTTTTATGAAAACAATACCACTCACCAGAGGAAAAGCAGCTTTAATTGATGATGAGGATTATGAGAGGGTTAACCAATATAAGTGGACAGCAAAGCCAAGAACTAGAAGGGGAATAACTTATGGGTGGGTTGCTAGGAGGAATCAATGGTTTGGTGATCCAAATGTTCAAACTGTTATGAAGTCAAGTAAGGGGGATAGGATTGTAAACGGATATTATAAAAATCTACATTTACATAGATTTATTATGAATGCTCCAGAAGGAATGGTTGTAGATCATATTGATGGAAATGGTCTTAATAATCAAAAGAGCAATCTAAGGATTTGTACTCATAGTCAGAATGCTATGAATTCTAGAACTAGATCGTCTAATTCTACTGGAGTAAGGGGTGTATCTTTTGATTCTCAAACTGGTAAGTGGCGAGCAACCATTACACATAAAGGAAAGATGAAGAACTTGGGCAGGTATAAAGAACTTGAGGAAGCTATTGGGATTCGTAAGGAAGCAGAGAAGGAAATCTTTGGTGACTTTGCTAAATGACACAAAACCAATCTTACTCACATAAGATACGACTATACTAATAGTTAGGAGATACAATATGTCTACCGCAAGCGGAATCACAAGTTTCGTATTAGGAAGAGAACAAGACGGCAATCGTGAAGTTCTTACCTATGAAAATGGTGCAACTTATGATGTGGCTTTGGCTGCAAGAGTTGCTTATTCAGTAGCTACCACTAGATTCCCATACGAAGTGTAATATAATAAGTTTATACGAAACAGCTCCCTTAATTGGGGGCTTTTTCGTATTGGCACAAATTAGCAGGTAAAACACTAGGATTAACGATATGAGTTATAGTGAAGTTCAATCAACAGTAATGACCCTTGGTGAAGTAATGGCGTTCATGGCTCCGTTTGCTGGAGGTCAGGTTCCAGATGCCAGAGATCAAGAATATGCTGATTGGGTGAATTGGATTGGTAATAAACAGGAAGAGTTTGCTCGTAGGGGATTCTGGAGAAGGTGTTTGACTAGAGTAGAAATGACTCTGGATGGAGTAACTACAGTCTTACCAGACCGCTTCCATAAACCTAATGGTCTTTATATGGTGATTGTGGATGGAGTGGATTGGATGGATCCATATAACCCTGATGAGCAGAATATCTTTGTTGAAATGGAGAATGATGCTACCAGTCTAGAGTTTGGTAATTGGCAAATGAGATTCAAGGATGAACCAGATAACGTAAGTGCTGTTGTTTGGTATTTCTCTAATCCTCCTAAACCACAAGAAGATACTGATAGATTGCTTTTACCTGGGGATATGATTGGGTTTGCTTCTCTGGCTGAATACTTCAGGACTACTGGTGCTGAAGGATCTCAGGATAAGTCAGAAGAAGATGCGGAAAATAGGTTTAGAGAATATATATCCTTAGAGGTAATTCCAGCTAAGAATGAGTTGCTTATTTTTGATGGTAATCCAGAGAGAATAAATAGGAGTGAGCGTAATAGGAATTACTACCGCTACCGAAGCCTCAGAAATAAACAATACTAGGAGGCTTGCATGTTTCCCAAGAAAGAAAAAAGACGTAAGAATCCACCGATAAAACGGACTGGTAGTAAGGGGTTTTCAGAGGGCTTGAATACCTTAGCCCATCAATCCATGCTTAAAGATACTGAGTTGTCTGAGTTAATCAATGGTGCGTATTCTCAGTATGGAACGATCTCCAAAAGACTTGGTACTAAGATTATTGGACAGGAATCTTCTGGTGCTACTCAGATAGATCAAATGCAGGGTACATATAATATTGATGGAGAAACTCGCTTAATTCGTATTTCTAATAGTGGTATTCCTGAATACTATGTTTTCTCTACGGATCAATGGGAACCTTTAGCTGATACTGCTCCTGCTGGATATGCTGGTACTAATCCTGAGTTTACTGATGGAGTACCCACCTTTGATGTAACTGGTATTACTTGGATCGTACAGTATCAAAATAGAATTTACTTTGCCAATGAGGTCAATGAGTTAGTCTGGTTAGATGAAGACGGTTGGCATATCTACACCGCTCTAGCTAACCCTACTACTAAACCTACAGTAGCTAAGACTGGTTCTGCTACTGGTACAACTAGGTATTTCTATCAGTATGTTTGGTATAACGAGGGAGGTGGAACAGAAGCCTCAGATCCTGCTATTGTAGGTACTGATGCCAGTGGTACTGGTTGGTTTGATGCTATGCCACAAGTTCTTAATGATACTACCTATTTAACGCTTACACTCCCTACTGCTCCTGCTGGTACTACTAGAGTTGGAATCTTTAGGTCTAATCGTCAGGGTGAGGCTTTCTTCTTGGATGAGGTTGCTGCTAATCAAACCACTTACGTTGATAAGGGAGAATTGGGAACAGATACTTTCTATGGCGTACCTGAGTCTAATACTACTGGAGGTTATCACTTCAAACTCTTAGATACTTATCGGAGTTCTTTAGTTGGGGTTGCAACTGAATTGGGTGGAGATACCCTAGTCTGGTCTGCATCACCTTCTTCTAATTGGGCTATTGGTGATTGGGGCTTACCTAATGGGGCTGGTTTCTTCCCCTATCGCAAGGGTGAGGGTACAGAAATTAATGCTATTCAACCACACGTAGCTTCTAATGAAGACTCTCTTTTTGTCTTTAAGGATAATGTCTTTGGTAAGTTTAGGTTCTTAGTAGAGGCTGGTGAGTTTGGTGGTGAAGGTACAGTTCAGGATGTAAATATATCCATAGGATCAGTAGCACCATTATCTCCTCATATCGCAGGAAATAACTTAAGGTTCTGGAGTAAGGATGGAGCTTCTACTGTAGGGAATGAAGCCAATTATTCAACCATCCTCCGTTACTCAGTTCTTTCATTAAAAGCTGATTCTATTGTCCAGCGTGTCAATCCAGCTAATCTTAATCGGGTCTGTGGTGAATTCCATAAGCACAACTCTTTATTTGGTATTTCCTTGGACTCCCCTGGTTTGGGTAATAACGCTATCCTGGCTTATGATGAACGCTATAACGCCTGGTCTTTATGGACTGGTGTATATCCCAAGGTATTTGCTAAGTTTATCAATCCCACTACCAAGGAGGAGAAGTTGTACTATGGTTCTACTTTAGACGCAAATGTACTGGAAATGTTTAGTGGTAAGACTGACTACCGCACCTCTAGTGGTACTGGTGAAAGAATTACTCTATCTATCTCTACTAAACAGTATGATGCGAATGTACCTGACAGGTTTAAGAAGTATGATCGGGCGGTCATGGTATTTGGTACTCTTACTGGTAACAATACAACTGTTGGGATATCTAAGGCAGATCATAGAGGAGTAAGAAATGATCCTCGGTTAAGAATCTCCCAGGAAGCTTTATTATCAGGATTTGGAAATGATGAATGGGGAAATCAAGAAATAGGTATGATGAGGGATGAGGATCCTGGTTTGGATATCAACATCCGCTATGTAACCTTACGTCAAAAGGATATGTTTTGGGTGAAGCTTAATTTGCAGAATGATGGTATATCTGATGAAATATCATTAATCGGTATTTACCTTTACTATTCAGAGAGTTCTAGACCATTACCATTTAATATGAAGTTAAGACAACTTGCCAGTACTACATAGCACAAACAATAAGTGTAGTGATTACACTATAAATAAGGAGAAATTATGAGTTTATACTTAGCTAACGATAAATATCGAGGTCAATTAAGAAGCGTCTGGTTTTATAGTCCTGCTGATACAACCATATCAGTTACTGCTGTACCAGAGAATGTACCCACTATTGTTACTGTAGGTTGGGAAACAGAATACGAAACAACTTTTACTGTTGCTGGTAAGTCTGGTAGTAGTGCTGCCGATTATGCTTTAACTGGTGTATCTGTGCTTAAGGGGGCTGGTTTAACTCAGAACCTACCAGAGAATACTCCAGTCAACTGTTTGAATAATGAGGAGTTCTTTAATCAATATCTTCAGACTATTACTTGGGTAGATGATACGGATGGAGCAACTATTACTTTTGACTTATCAGAGTCTTCTAGACATAGGGTAACTCTAGGTGGGGATCGGACTTTAGCTATTAGCAATCCTTCAGAGGGTCAGGGGTTTATTGTCAGGCTTAAGCAAGACGCTACTGGTTCTAGAACAGTTACTTGGTTTAGTGGTATCTCTTGGGCTTATGGTGTAACACCAACTCTTACTACAACTGCTAATAAGGCTGATATGTTTACCTTTATCTGTACTAATGCCTCCACTCCGACCTTTGATGGTTTTGTAGTTGGACAGAACTTATGACAACAGTCTTTAAAGTAATTGGATATGAGTTAAAAACTCCTGATGGAAACTTTTTAGAGTCATGTGTTTTCTGGGTATATGCGATAACTGAGAAAGAAGCGATTGCTAGAGCTAAAAAGTACCAAGTAAAGAAAAGTCACTATCAGGTTGCTGAAGTGATCGAAAAAGACGAAAATGCTTAGTCCTAATATTATAATTCCTTTTGATGGAAACCATGCGAGTATACCTTCTGGGTTTACTAGAGAAACCTCTCTTGATGGTAAATACCCAAAAGCTACCGCTAATGGTGTTGACCCCAATGTTACTGGTGGAGCAAGTACTCATACACATACGAGTCCTACCCATACTCATACAGTCGCAGATCATACTCATACTGGAACAACTGGTGCAAGAATAAATGGTGGTGGGGCAAGTAGGGCTTCTTCTACAACTGGATTAACTCCACTTGATCATAGTCATAACTATACAACTGGCGGAGTTAGTTCTGGTGGAGTTACTAGTGCTGATGCTGTTACCTATGGAGCAGTTAGTAATGATCCTCCTTATTATACGGTGATCTTTATAAAATCAGCTTCATATGTGGCTATACCTGTTGGTGGTATGGTTTTCTCTACAGCAACAACTAGACCGGAAATGACCTTTCATTCTGCAAGTGCTGGTAAATTCCTAAAGGGTGCTGGTACTGGTGCAAATGCTGGTGGGACAGGCGGTGGTACATCTAATGTTCATGATATTAGTCATTCTCATACAGCAAATACCCATGCTCATGGTGCTAGTAATACAGCAGCTTCCAATCAACAACAGGGAGAACATAATAGTGGTGGTGCAAATGATTCATTATCAAGTCATACGCATAGTCTTAGTGTTACAAGTGGTACTGCTAGTGTTACTGCATTCAGTGGAACCATTACTTGCGATGAGGTTGTGCAGCCAGAATATAAAACCTTAAACACTTTCAAAAATGATGGAGGATCTTCCACTCCAACAGCTATTGGAGATATTGCTCTTTGGTTGGGTAGTCTTGCTAGTATTCCTACTAATTGGGGATTATGTGATGGTACTAATAGCACGCCTGATATGAGGGGATATTATATTAAGGCAAATGCCACAGCTACTACTAGCTCTACTGGTGGTAGTAATACACATACACATGCAGCAAAAGCTCACGCTCATACTTCAGCAAATCATACCCACTCGGTTAGTTTTGGTAATTATGCAGGTACTATCAATGGTATTGGTAGTGGAGTAGATATCACCAATGGAACTCATGGTCATAGTACTGCAACCTCCAATGTAACAAATGCTTCATATGGTAATGCAAATACCACAGCAAATTCAGGATCAAATGAGCCGGAATATAGAACTGTTGCATACATTCAAATGAAAAACTATTTAGCCACTGGTCAACCTTTATTAGCAATTATTGAAAATACTCAAACAAGTTAATGGCACAAAACATATCCTTTACCATTAGGCTAAGGGAATAAGGAGTTAAATATGGCATACCCAATAGCATCATTAGCAAACGGAAAAGTTCTTTACAGTGATGGAACCACACGTTCATCTGGAGGTTCAACTGGAGGTATTAGTTCTGGAGCAAAACAGAATTACACTCCCATGAATGCCAATACTTCAAACGCAAATGGTACTCAATCTTACAATGCACCAAGAGGATCTGTTTTAGGTGCTATGGACACTGGTGGAATGGGTGGTGGGGGCAATCCAACTGGCAATCCAGTTGTGAATCAAGAACCTCAATCCCCTAGTGGCGGTGTAGGTATTTCTGCAGAAGAGTTAAGAGCAAGAGCACAAGAACAGGCTCGTAGGGCTTGGGAATTGCAAGTTGGAATTGCGAATCAAGGCTTTGAACGTGCTAGGGGTATTTATGACGAGGGCATGGGGAATCTTAGTAATAAGAGAAAAGAATTTGATGAGGATTATCAACGTGGTAGTCAGGATATTTTAGACAGAACTGAAGCTGAAAGAGGGAACTTACAAAGAGGATCTCAGGATGCATATACCAGAAATGCTAACCTTATGAGAGCATTGGGTCTTGGTGGTTCAGCTATGGTTCGGTCTGAGGGTAAACAACGTCAAAACAATGCTCGGGCAGAGGGTGATCTTTACCTTGAGAGAGAACAGAATGAAAGAGCTAATACTAAAATTAAAGGTGATAATGACTCTTGGGCTAATACTCAAGAATCCTCTTTGAATCGTTATCTTCAAGATGCACAGAACGCTAAGAGTAATGCTGAGAACTATGCGTATATGGATAGACTTGGTAGGGAAGATCAAATCACTAGCGATCTGATGAATATGATTAATCAAATTGTAGCTGGAGAACAAGCCTTGAAGTCTGCTCAAACTGGTATTCAAGGATATCAAGCTAGTCCATTTGGAGTAGATATTGGTAACTATCAGAACATCCTAAGTGGTCAACTCCCTGCATTCTTGGGGTTTGGGGGTAATGCCGCTCGTACTCCAGACGCTAATATTCAAACTAATCTAACCCTTGCTGATCAACTGACTAAAAAGCCAGGTGGGAGTATGTATTTGTAGCCTGGAAGCCTCTAGGCTAGAAGGGCTATTATGAATTTATTTGACAGAATCAAGCTTAAAGCTTTAGGTTTAATTCAAAAGGATCTCAATCCTCGTTTAGCTGGTAATCAAAGTATTTCTGGTGCTGCTCAATATATGGCTCGACCAGAGTCTTTACCTAGTTATAGTTTTGCACGTGCTCCTGAAACCTTTGAAAATATTGGACTTGGTAGAACAGCAGGACAAGTGCTAAGAGGTGCTTCTACTCTTACTATCCCTGGGGTTATGAATCCTACTATGTTGTCTGGTCAGAATATTCGGTCTGCCTATGACATGAACGCTCCCCAAACTCAGGCAGAGGATATTGCTTTTAGGGGTGGTAGATATGGTATGGGTACTGCTCTTACTGCTCCCCTAACTGGTGCTACTTCTATGATGTCGCTTTTAAGTAGTGCTGGTAGAAATGCGGTAACTGGTACTGCTCTTGGAGGTCTATTTGGTGCTGGTGGAGATATTGTCCAAGGGCGAATGCCTACCATGCAGTCTATCGGTCAGGGTGCGGTATCAGGTGCAGAGAACTCTTGGATGTTTCCTGCCACTAACGCCATGACTAATCAGATATTTACTCAGGGTAGTAAGGTACTTCCTTTCTTGGGTAACTATACTGATGACGCTTTATCTGCAAGTAATCCTGGTTTAAGAAATGGCCTAAGCAAGATCCCTGCGTATTTAGCTAGAACTACTGCTCGTGAAGCTACTGAAACGCCACTAGAGAGTACTGCTTTTGGAATGCAGGAATTGGCACAACCTGGGGAAACTAGGGGTTTACCTGAAATTGTAAGTGATCGGTTTAAAGGGGATCTCTTAGGAAATATTCTATTTGGTGCTGGTAGGGGTAGTTTGAGTTTAGCTAAACCTCCAAAGACTCAGATTAAGACTGAAGAACCAGAAGTTGACGATCTCGCTGTTGAGAGAAGGATCTTTAAGAATGAGATTGAGGATTTAAGAAGGCGTGGTGTACCCGAAGAAGAGATTGATGAAATGCTTAGAACTAATAAGCAAGAAGAAGAGGTTATTAGTGAAGAAGAACTTGAGCAATATATCGCTGATGTAAGGAAGTTTCGCCAGATTGATGAGGAGATTGAACAGGCTGCTGAACAAAGAAATAAGGTTTATACACCCGAAATGAAGGGAAGTGTACCAGAACCTGAAGTTACTGAAAAAGACTATTTATATGCTGTGAGAAGAGGTATTAGTCCAAAAGAATTTCAAGATATGTTGACAAGTATGGGGCGTGATGGGGCTATGGTAGAAGCAAGTAAGTTGCCAGAACTACCACCAGAAATGGCATTAGAGGCATATCGTGGTAATAGAGCTGAGGTTCAATCCAAAGAAATTCCTGATGATCAATTAGCTATGAGGGCTTTAAATAGTTATCGTGGTTATAAACCTCAACCCCAATATGGCAGAACTAAGACAAATGAAGAACTGGCTATGGAACAGGTAAAGATGGCTAAACAACAAGAAGCTCGTAAACAGAAAATCACTACTGAAGCAGTAAAGACTACCGCACCAGTATCAGAAGATCCTGGTTATATTGAGAGTCTGACTCAGGAGAAGCCTCAAGAAATTGGTTCGGATAAACCATTTGTAAGTACCCCTAAGAGTCCTGCATCCGAACCCAAACCAGTAGAAGAGATACTTAGACCTGATATCACTAAAGTACCTCTTTCAGATCTACCTAATCAGATTAAGTCTGATCAGGATCGTGTAATGGTTAATCAAGAATTAGATAGACGCTTGAACAAATTAGAGTCTTCTCTAAAAGGTAGAACTATTGGTAATGTTTTGAAAGATAGAGAAGCTGGAGTTAAGGATGAGGCTACTGAAATTGTGGGTAAGTGGTTTGATACTTTTAAGGAAATAGCTGAGAGATCTGGTAAAAAGATAGGTACGATTGAAGACTTTGTAACCCATATAACACCTCAAAAGGCAGATGATATTATCCAAAACGGAATGAAACCTGACACTGCTGGCAGTATTCTTGGTGGTGATGTGTACTTTGGTAAGTCTAGGACTGGTAAATTGACTGACTATGTAATGGATAAACGTACTATGCTCGCTTACGCTATTGAGGCTATGAAGAATGAGGGTTTGAGTGATGTCCAGAAGCAAGAGATTAAGGTGATGAATGAGATTAAGAACAAAGTATCGGAGTCAGAAGAGTCTTCTATTACTGGTGGTGATGATATTGATTTTGTCAAAATGCTTGAGGATTTGGCTAGTCCAGAAGTACAGAAAACTCAGTACTCTGGTGGTGATAAAAAAGGCTTGTCTAGAAGTGAGGGTCTGGTTAGGTCGGTGGATGATAGAACCTTCGCTGTTAAGGATAAGAAATTCTATGATGACTTCTTGTTCCCTTTCCATCAAGCCAGAATTAAGACAAGTGCATATGCTAAGGAATTAGAAGGACTTACTGATGAAGAACTCAAGAATAGTCTTCGGTTAGTGCCTGGAGCTAAACCACAAGATATGTCTAGGACAGAGTTGATCGCTAGGATGGTTGCTGCTGAGTCTAAGAACCAGCGTGAGATCGCTATTGATACTTATACCAGGAATGTTGAGAATGCTCAATTTAAGGAAACCTGGCTAATAGATCTGGTAAATGATATCGGAAATGAATACGTGGTAAAAGAGATTAGAAAGCAAAGTAAAGCTGTAAAGGCTATGGCTGGAGTCAGACGATTGACTGGTATGGCTACTCTTGGATTGAACGTGGCTTCTGCTATCAATAATATCTTTGAAATTAGGCGTGGTGTGTCAGCAGTCAGTACCAAGGACATGTTAAAGGCATTAAAGAGAGTAGGGGCTGGAGAAGACTTGGGAGCTGAATATGGAGTAGATTCGGTCTATTCTACTGCTCTTGAAAGAATGAAGTCAGATCAGGGCTGGAGGGGTACGCTTAAGTCGGCAGAGAAAGGGCTTTATGTCTTATTTGATAAGTCAGAAACACTTAAGGATAGAATCTTACTTGCTGGCTTTGAAGAACAAGGGAAAACCAAGGGTCTTCAGGGTGATGATCTTACTAAATATGTACTGCGTAAGTATAGCCAATTCGCCATTAAGTATGGTAAGGGGCAAGATGTAGGACTGTATAAATCCCCATTAGTGAAAACTTTATTCCAATTCGGGCAATACGCTCTTAAGGATCTAGTATTAACTGGAGATAAGACTAAGGGAGCATTATCTGGTGATGTGGGTGATATGAAGTACATAACTAAATATGTAGCTACTACAATTGCTCAGGCTATGCTCTTCAAACAGATTATGGGAACTATTGGCTTTGGAGGTCAGACTGGTACGCCTTGGGATCTGTTTACCGAACTTACAGACGAACAGAACTTAGCACCAGGAAATAAACAGATTCCCTTTACCTCTCCCATAGTCCAGTCTTTCGCCACTATTGCTCAAATGATGGCTGATGAAGCAAGAGGGGTAGAACGTGATGAATATGATGAGGTACAACGCCAAAAGGCTCTGAAGCGGTCTATAGCCTCTACTACCGTCCCAACCTCTAATCAGCTTTTATTCAAGACTGGTGGGGCTATACAAGCCCAACAGAAGGGTTATCAGGAGAAGTTTGGGGGTAATATCGCTAATCCTGTAAGTGATGATATACCTACTCAGATTAAGACTTTATTATTCGGTCAGTCCTATGATCCACAACGCCAAGAAGCCATAGACGATTATATCTCTGGTAGACCATATGGATTGAATGATAAGCAATCAGCATTATTTAAGACTCTACCAAGAGAACAACAACAGGCTTTTTATGATCAGCAGATGAGTAAAAATGATGCTCAAGATCAGAATCAAAAAGTTATAGATGGGATTACTGAAGAACCTAAACAGACTTTCTTACAAAGGATTCTTGGAGGTAAAGAAGAAGAATCTCAAATTGCTTGGGGAATTAAACCTACTACTGCAGAAGAGAAGAAGAATCACAAGGCTCTAGTTACTACTGCCTTGGATAATGGTATTGAAGTACCAGCAGAAGACCTAAGAACAGCTCTTTTCAATGGTAAGACGTTTGATTCTACTAGCCTTAAAGATCAGGGTGATGTCATGAAAGTAGTTAAGTCTAGTATGGAAAATGAGTTTTATACTGATGAGCAAAAACAGGCTATCCTAGAAGCCTCTGGAGTACCTGAAAAAGTTTGGAACTTCTACGAACTGGCATCAAAGAGTGAGGGTGAACAATTACAGGCATTCTTACCTTTAGTTGGAGATCTATCTAAGCCTGAGAACTTCCAGAAGTTGATGTTGTATCGGGCTAAGGTAGCAGGGCAACAGGGATTGCAGGATGGCATGGTCAGTTATCTTTACGACAGGGGTTATATTGATAAGGATCAGAAGAAGATTCTTCAAGCTCTTAAATATGATGAGATCAATAAAGAATTCTACTTTACTAGAAGTTATACTGAAGGTAGTGGGGGCAAGAAACTGAGTTATGCTCAGGCTCTTAAGTTATTTAAACCAATTGAATTCCCTAAACCAATTAAGGTATCTAGTATTAAAGATCTGGCTACAAAATTACCAACTACCAATGATGGAGGTGAACAATTACTTCAGAATATTCTATCTGCACCTAAGAGAACTACAAACAAGGGTTTGTGGTTTAATTAATTGTCGCATACAATACTAATGTGTAATATCATACAACTATGACTAGACAAGACCAATCATCTAATAAAATTGATTTAGCAGTTATTACTACTAAGTTAAACTACATCCAATCTGATATTACTGAGATTAAACAGACTCTTAAGGATATGAGTAATATTACTGATCAACACTCAAGTAAGATCGCTTCTCTTGAAACCCAAACCAAGAATATTAGTATTTTCCAGGCAGTATTTACTACCCTAGCTGCTTCAATAGCTGCTTGGTTAGGTAGAAACTAGAAAGGGAGGGATGCTTACGCCAGAATTTCTAGCATACGTCAGAATATTTGAATACCTAATGGTGATAATTGCTGCCTTATTCTTATCACGTAAATTTCATAATGCTGTCTATACCATGAATGTTGTTATAGCTAGTATGCTTTGTTTTAACGCCATTCAGTTTATTATTGGTATTCCTAATGCTCAAGCATTTCAAGCTATTATTACTATACTTATTGGTATATGGGCTTTAGCTCATGTATTAGAATTAATAGGAAGGAATAAATGAGATTCCCATACGGATCGGGAAACTGGTATAACGCACAAGGCTATGGTAAAAAAACAGACTATGGCTATCATGAAGGTGATGATTTCAATTTAGTAAGTGGAGGTGATTCTGACCTTGGACAACCACTTTATGCAATTGCAGATGGCACAGTTACTTCAGTCCATAACCATATCACCAAACCCACCTTTGGAACCCACATCCATATCCAGCATGACGGAAAATGGGGAACAGTTTATAGTCATTATGCTCATTTGCAGTCTACTTCTGTTAAGGTGGGCGATAGGGTTACAGAGGGGCAAGAAATAGGGAAACTAGGTAAATCAGGTACAGATTCAGCACACCTTCATTTCTCTATTAAGAATCAACCTACTGGAGTGGATGGGATTGCAAAAACTTTAGAAGATTTAAAAAAGTGGGAGAACCCTACGGAATTTATTACTAAATGGAAAGGCAATACTATGCAGATTGACGAAGCAACTTTCAATAAGTTAGTCAACAATTCTAATAAATGGGATGGGATTCATAAATACCTGGAACTATCAGGCGACCCTGCTACCACCCCCATTGAACAGGCTACTAACGTGATCGGAGGCTTGAAATCCAGGGCTACAGACCTACAGAACCAACTAGCCAAAGCACAAGCTGAGGTGAAGAACCGAACCGAGCAAGTTGACAGACTTAAGCAGCAACTAGCAGAGAGTGCTAAGTTGGAAAGTGACCTTCGCATCAAGCTAAACGCATCAATCAATGATCTGCAGAAAATGGCAGGGGAGTATGAGGGTAGGATCAGCGTGCTTCAGGGGCAGGTGGATGACCTGGCAAGGGAGAAGGGGGAGTTGAATAAACAGATTGCTTTACTCCAAGCAGGGCAACAGGATTGCTTTGATATCTTCTTACAAAATATCAAGAAACTATTTAGGAGGTAATATGTCGCTCAAAACTAGAGTGATGGCTATTGATTATAAAAAAGTAGGCAAGAACGCCTTGATCTTTTCAGCCCCAGCTCTCCTACTTATTCTCACTGGTCTACAAGCCGGTAGAACCCCAGAAGAACTGGTCAACATTGTCTACCTGTGGTTCTTAAATGCCTTGGTTGATTTGCTTCGCAAATTTCAAGCCACTAACCAATGAACGCTGAACACCGCAGGCTCCATCCTGACCAGCGATCAACTGTCCCTTCTTTACTAGAAGCACAACGACGGCTGATGTGGGAATGGATGGGCAACGACCTGGAAATATATGACGACCAAGGAAACCTTGTGGCAATTACCAGCCGAGACAACCCCAACCTTGACCAAATACTTGCTGACCTCAGATCTCAGTACGATGCCAACGGAGGTACTCAATGATTTCTGGTGGTATATCGACCAAGCACTGGGTTATGAATTTTGGAGTGACAAACAACAATGCCTAAAGAAGTTGACCCACGATCAGGAGAATACACAGCCATAGATGCTCACATGTACGCCCTCAATGTTTTGATTAACCCCCAAGTCTTTTTTGATGGGGAAAAGGGGATGGAGGAACTACCCGAACTGGAACGGAAAGCCTTGATTGAGATTATTAAAGGAGAAATCCAGAAAGTAATAGAGGAATAATGCCAACATCAGCAGAACTTATCCATGCTCAGCGTGACTTTGAAATCCCTAGGGGATTGAATACCTACAACACCCACTGGCTGTCACTCATGAGGATGTACGAAGAACTTGGAGAAGCGACTGAGGCTGAAATTGCAGGAGATACCAGCCACCTTGCTACCGAGGTAGTAGACGTGGTGATCTTTGCTCATTCTCTCTTGGGTAGGTTGTGTGAGGAACTTGGTTGGAATCCAGAAGATGTTGACCAGTTGATTGAAGCGAAGATGGCACATAACCACGCTAAATACGACGAGGATTTTTTCAACACCCTCAAAACCCCAGACGCTATCAGAGCTGCCCGACACTGGCACAACCTGGGACTGAATGAAGAAAGGTGGGGCAATGATATTTATTAGAAGGCAACTATCCCTTGACGGCAGGTAAAGTATGAAAAAATACAACTTAATAGTAATTGACCCACCTTGGAAAATTAAAAAAATCCAGAATAAACAACGACCAAATCAGGTTGAGATGGATTATCCAATGATGTCGATTGATGAAATATCAGCGTTACCAATCCAAAAAATAGCTGACGACAATAGTTGGTGCTTTCTTTGGACAACCCAAAAGTATTTATGGGACAGTAAAGCTATTCTTGAGTCGTGGGGGTTTAATCACAAATTAACAATGGTGTGGGAAAAAACCTACGGAAAGTCTGCTGGTATGCCTCTATATGGCTTTAGGTGGAACGCAGAGTTTATTCTTGTGGGAACTATGGGTAAAAAAGAGATGTTTCCAAAAACCAAACTTATTCCTGCCGTATTCCAGGCGGAGAATATCAGGCACTCACAAAAACCAAACAGATTTTATGAGCTAATTGAGCCGTTAGGAGATATTAGGATAGACATTTTTGCCAGACAAAAAAGAGATAGCTGGGATGTCTGGGGAAATGAAGTTGAGAGTGATATTAACCTGCTATGACTACTGAGCGCAGATGGGCTACCCAAGAACAGTTCAATCAATTCAAGACCTTATATGAGGCTGGTGGTGAGGTAAGAGGTGAGATTGACCTATGGTTAGAAACTGAGAAAAGCAGAGATGAGCAGGAACAAAGAGATGGTTTCTACCGATTTAATCAATGGTTACACGACTCAGGCTTTGACCAGTCAGGCTTGACCACCGCATTACTAGACTGGCTATCAGGGAGGACAGAATGAAAGAAACCTTGTGGGAATTAACACCGGAAATTGCCGAACAATTACAAAACGACTATCCCGATTGGCAAACCCAGGAACAGCCGACTTGGGAATATGAAGGCATCCAACCAGAAGCCATAACCCTAGCCCCTGCCATCCTATGCGCCCTCACAAAGAAACGGCGTGAGGCTATTTTAGAACGTGATGAACACACCTCTCAAATGCGACACTACAGTGAAGAAAAAGGCTGGCATACAGGTGGATACTGTGTAGATGGTGGTGAAGGGTGTACTGACCTACACGTACATCATATTACCCCTAGGCGTGAGGGTGGGAGTGATGAGCCTGAAAACCTAATCACCCTTTTTGCTTGTGAGCATGTGGGTGTGTGTAAACAACAAAAAATTAGACAGGATTTGGCAAGATGAAAGAACGAAAATACGTTGACCCAGAAAAAGCCTTTGTAGTTCATCCTGACATCACCGATGCCTTTACCGAGTATGATGGCGATCCTGACCACTTCAAAAAGGTGTTTAAGGAGAGGGATGAGGCTATAGCTAATGGGGAATATTACTGGAATACAGAGCATGATGTGGAAATGGCTGAGACTGCCAGGATTAGATCACAACAACCAGGATGGGAGTATCCAGTGAGAAAGAAATAATGAGATTAGTCTTTAGGTAAATGAGTTACCCTACACAGACCACAATATAAGTCTGGATAGCTTTCAGTCGCATAAATACTCCAATACTTAGAGATATATTTATGGCAATTTAGGCATTGAGTAATAGCTGTTGGTGGGAGATTAATCTTCACCCACTCCTCTTGATTAACCCAATTAAACTGTTTAGATCTGAGTCTAGAACCTCTAGTGTTATAAGGCTTTCTTTTCATTGATACGTTCTCTAAGAGTTTCAAGTATTTTCCTTTTCTCCAAAGTTGAGTAGCTAGTGTAATCATTACAAATTTTATTCAGCTTGTCTATACGATCTTCTCCATAGGTCTTAATAATAGCTAAGGTAAAAGGTGCAGGATTCTGATTATGAACCTTATTACAACTACTACATTGAACAAATATATTATCCATATCCCACCTAACTGCAAATCTTCTTCTACTGATATAGTGTCCAGTCTGACAACCTTTAGGATTAGTTTTTGGATCAAACCAACCACCATTCTTACCACACACAAAACAAACTGGATTTGGATATTCAAGCCTAATCAACTTTCTTACCGCATTATCTAATGCAGTAGTTAATCGCTTGCCTGATAGGAGTTTAGTTTTCAAAGTTTCCTAGTGAATGTAATACTGTTTTATTATCGTAGTAGGTGCAAATCCACTTCTCATGTTCTTCAGACCAATATACAGTTGGCTTACCATCCCTGCTATATCGTTTACGGACTTCTCTCACAAACTCATTGTGCCGAAGAGAATTCATTTCCTCTATTTCTTGGATAGCGTCTTCTCTAGACTTGTCTTTCAGTAGCGGAATCATCATGGATAGTCTACCAATATTCATACTCCTGACAGTTTTCTCACTTAACTGGAGTTGCTCAATATAGTATTCATAGATCCGAATACACATATACGCTTTCTCTCTAGAAAAGCTGAGTTCTTCTGAGGATAAGAATTGGCTGAAGTTTTCATAGTCTAGGACTTCAAACAACTTATCATCCCGAATGGATTTTAAGAGTTTACCAATAGCCAGGAATAGGGCTTCATGACTACGCTTGGCAGTCAATAAAGCTTTCCAAGTTTCAAAGGCTCGTTCTTCTTTGGGGAGGCTCTCATCTACATAATAAACATCAAAAACAGAGGGGATTGGTGGGTTATGGTTTGCAAGTGAGTCAGTCATTAGCCTCCTATATAAAAACACGAATAATGGAGCGTGAAAAGCCTTTCACGACTAGAAATCTACTACATCCTCTACCTCAGTATTGACTTCAACTGCCAATTCTCCATCATCTTCCCGACCATGCACATATTCTGAGAGTTTAATCTCTTTACCACGTGCCATCTCAGACTCTTCTTGTGGGGTTAGTGGTTGAGTATCAGCACTATCTACTACTGATAATACATAATACTTACCAGGCTTCTCGGTTCTCAAGACTACTAGATCCCGATCCATTACCTTTGTACCTAATTCAATTTCAGCTTCAATAGCATCCCGAATCCCTTTGGTAGTTTGAAAGACTTCAAAAGACTGTGTTTCCCGATTGATAACAGGAAAATAGAATGCTACTGATGCACTCCAAGGATCGGTGAGTTTCTGAGTAGCTTTTTGATCTAAACCTTCTTTCTTGGCTTTAGCATGGGCTTTGAAGAATTTAATACAGTATTCACACTCTTCACTCTCATTGATTCTGACACATGGGATAATATTCCACTCATCCCCATTCTTTAAGAAATGCTTACCATCATAATAAGCGTTGCCGATAAGACGGAAATGAATCTTATCTCCTTTGGACTTTAGTTTGGTGAATTTTGAGGCAGAGAAGTTAATTTTCTCTCCATAATCTGCATAGGGAGCCATATTATCACTCTCTTTCTGGGGCTTGACCCCTTAATTTTAAGTTATGACCCCAGACGATTTCGTCTGGTAGTTCTTTATTAAATGTTATTTTATAATGACACGCCATACATAGTGTGCGACAATTATTTATATCAAATCTTAATTCCACATATTCAGCCCAAGGCTGGATATGGTCTACCTGTAGCTTACCTCCACGCTCTCCACACATTTTGCAGGTATAGTTATCACGTTCAAAAACTGTTTTTTGTATTTGTTGTCTGAATCTTTCTCTTTCAAGAGTGTCTTTTGACTTTACAAAACCATTAAATTCATTTCTCTTAATTCCCCTTCTACCACAACTCTGATTTATTCTTGCCTCTTTTGTCGCTTTTTTACCCTTATTCCAAGGTGTTTGACCTTTATGTGATTCTGATAATTGCTTCTTGACTTCTGGGGTATATTTCATCTTTCTACCACAATCATGTGAGCAGAATTTTCTTTTATTAGAGAGATAGTCAAAAAAAAGAACACCACAACAAAGACAATGGTGTTCTACTTTCGGCATACTCAGCTCCTTTGAGGCTTAACCTCTTTTATTACTTTTGTTAATACCAATATTTTACACCAGGGTGGGTTGTGAGTCAAGAGAGGGGTCAATTCCAGACATAATTAAGAACTCAACTTCATAAGGTTCCATGTCTTCTACTACTACTCCTTCGTAACTCCAGCATTCTATTTCAGGTATGGGGCATTCATCTACTAACTGCTCATAAACCTTAAGTGAATATTCCCATTTAATCGGGAGGTATTGCTTCTTATATTCTTTGCAATAGGACTGGCTGTTGACTGATAACCAAGCCCTACCTTTCCTGATTCTAGAACTCAAGGATTTGTCCATCTTCTTTATTACCTTCAACTGTATGATAAAAATGTCCTTCTTCCATAATGGGTGAGTCGGGAATGAAGTGGACTTGTACCGCTCCAGGCTTTCCAGTTTTAGCCTTATGAATTAAGATAACCCCATTTTGGGTATAGGTCAAATTATAGATATCAGTCTCATCTTTTTCCATATGAAAGATCAATACATCAGTTGAGTCTTGTTTAAATGCAGCACTTCCAGCTATATCGTTGATAGATAGTGGAGCGTTCTTCTTCTTACTCTCAGTGTTTTTACGAGGATGGGCGATAATCATAATCGCAGTATTCTTGGCTTTAGCAGCACTTACAATCCGTTTGATAGCATCTGATTCTTTATCCGTCTTACCTCGTTTGTCGGTGGGATCATCGGTAAAATAACCAATATGATCTACTATAATCAAATCCTGGCGAGGCATATCCTCTATGGTTTTGACTAACTTTTTCAAGTTCATGTTGTCTTCTTTGGTAAAGATGGTCATGCCTTGAATATCAATTTTCAAATCTTCATCAGTTAACATATCCCATCTTTTTCTATGATGGATGCCAGCTAGATATTCAATTACCCCAACATCTGGTTCTAGGGCAAAGTAAGTGGATAACTTACCTTGCTGAGCGACTCGATAAGCAAAGTTACAGGCAGCAGCAGTTTTACCAGCATTAGTTTCACCAGTAAAAGTATAGAGGTGTCCTGGGATCCAACCCTTAATTTTTTCGTCTAAACTAGGATAACCAGTAGTGGGGGCGGTTTTCTCCAGTTTCCTTTCCTCAATCCGCTCAATTCCAATCTGCATGGTTTTCTTTCCCACTACCTCATTACTTTTCACATTGACCCTAATCCACCAGTCAAAAGTAGCTTTAATCTGGAAATCATCTAAGGCTGGTTGACAAAAAGTCTTGCACCAATAATTAAACGCAAACCAACCTGAAGAAAGCCAGAGTTCTTGGGGCATTTTCCCAAGTAGTTTACGAATAGCCACTACTGAAGCAGCATTACGCTGACCATCCCTAAATACATCATTATTAGCTGGAGTATTCAGATCAACCCTTACTTTACTATGGTTCATGCTTAGTAGTCTAACGATTGATTGAGGTAGATCGGGGATAAGCATTTTCAAAGTCGGAGTAATGGGTTTTTTAAAGAGATACGCTCCATCTTTGTGTTTAGATGGAGGAATGACCACATAACCCCCATCACCTCTAAAATCTATGGGAGCACCTTCTAGTTTGACTGTGTTTCTCAATTCTTCACTCCACCTGTACCAGATGTGCATACCACCAGAAGGTGTGTGTACCATAATTGGAGAAGTTAGGGTTTCACCTAAAATCATTTCAGCTTCTTCTAAGTTTGCCATATCCACATCCACCACCACAATTCTTGAGAGTTCTCCAGTAGCAAGACCATAGTTTGTGTAGCGGTTACACCAGTGGTTAATTTCCTCTTCAGAAGGAAGTTGCTGTTGATATTTAGACCATTTAACTAGAGGAATCTTATCCCATTTCCCTTTTTCATTTTGAGTTAGTTTAATTGGAAAGATGGGTAGGTTAAGTTCATTCACATAATTGGACAAAATTTGTTTCATAGTTCTCCCATAAGTAACATCATCTTAGCTTGAGATTTAGTAAGGGGTTTAGCACCAATCTGTTTAGCGTAAAGAATAGCTGCAGTAATCTTTTCAGTTTCATCTAAATCTCTACTGACTATCTTGGTTGCCACATTTTTAAGGGTAGAGAGATAGTTATATTTGGTTCTCCCTGAACTCTTCAGTTGCTCTATTTTCTGATGATAGAACCAATACAAGAGATAAGGTCTAACATTGTATTCATGTGCTACTTGTTTAATCTCCTCATAGCCGATTGATTCGGGTAAAGAATAGGCTGAAAGTTCGGTGGGCTTTACCTCATTAACTACCTTCATCCAGTCTAATTTACCTGTATCAATCACTCCAAGAATGCGATCAATCTCATTCTCTAATTGAATGCCTTGGAGATAGGGTTTAGTTTTCTTTAATTCACGCCTGACTTTGTTACGATTCTTTTGTTGTAGATATGCTTGGGTACTCATTCAAAAGCTCCCATTATTTTACTAATGTATTCATCATTACTAATAAACCCTACTTGCCTTTGCATACCCAAATCTAAATAATCCTCATCTCGCCATTTCTGCCCATACACCCAAGATAAGTATTCATTCTTATCAAGAGGTTTGTTCTTACTACTACAGTAATGGGTATATTTCCTTGCTAAATTTTGTAAGGCTTTTTGCGTAACCCCTAAATTCTTTTGTAGCTCCTTTCTTTCATTAGTAGTGATTCCTAACTTACTTGTCTTTTCTAAAAAAACAGAGGGAGAGCCTATCTCTCTACTATTACTATTATTAGTAGCCTGGTGAGCCGTGGCTTCTATGCCACCCCTTCTACTTGAGGGGCTACTTGAGGTTTTTTCAGCCGTGGCTTCTACGCTACCCCTGCCGTGGCTTCTATGCCACCCCATATCCCAAGAAGTCCTTATTTTTTGCCTTCTACCATCAAATCCAATATCAATAATTATACCCATTTTCCGATACTTACTAATAAGTCTTTTAGTGTGATCAACACTCACTCCCAATTTACTAGCTAGATATTCTCTACTGGCATAACAACCATTTTCCCCTTTGCTCATAGCAAAAATCATAGACAATAACATCATGTCTGTGGGAGTAAGTTCTCCATCCATTACCATTTCTAAAATAAAATCGGGTATCCAAATACCCTTGAAAGCCATTTGTGGTTCTATCATAAACCCTCCTATAATTACTAAAAAACCGCTCTAGTTGGTGGTGAAGCTCGAAAGCTTGGTGAAGCAACTTCACCATCCACTAGAACGGCTTGTAGCTCTCGATTTTCATGCTCCACCACTTATAAATCTAGCACTATTTAAGCTCATCTGCAATACTGACTTTGGCACAAAAACTCTATTCAGATCCTAAACTACTACTATGTTTGATAAATTGTTATCTCTAATCGGCTTGAATAAGCAACCGCAATCAGGACTCTCTAATCAAGAGTTAATGAATCGTCATTCTGGCTCTATTTCTAATGGCTTTGTTTCTCCTGTTAATCCTGGTAAACAGTTTGTAGAACAGACTTTTGCAGGTATGCCAAGACAAACTCAAGCACCCCAACCAACCCCTACCCCCACTCCTAATCCCAATCCTTATCGCCATCCTCGGTGGAATGAGAATCGGGTTAAATACCCTAAGAACTTTGAAGAGTTATTGTCGGGTACTGGTATTGCTAGTAAAAAGTGGGATGTGCCTCAGGACTTACTGATGGATACTGCCTTGATTGAATCAGGTGGAAGACCTATTCCCCAACATGGTAATGTACCTAATGGTGGTCAGGGATATTATCAGTTTGAACCGCCCACTTTAAGAGGTTTGGGTAGAGAAGACTTAGATCCATATTCTGCTACTGAATCGGCTGATTTGGCTGCTGAACTTATGTCTAAACACCAGTTATCTAGATGGGGTATTCCAGGTGGGTCATGGGGATCTTTGGATGCCAGTCGAAGAAATGAGGCTGATAGGCTTTCTACTTATTACTCTCCAGAGGAACTGAATCGGTTTCTATCTTCTCAGTATCAATTCTAAACTCTCCTGATCTAATCAACTCTTTTAAGGCATTATTTCCTTGGGCTATCACTTTGCCATTCACTTTATAGAATGCACCAGACTTCTCTAGTTTCCCTTCATCTAACATAGTTTGAATTAGTTGGGTAGTAGTATCAATCCCATACTCATTGATTTCAAACTCTACTTCTTTAAAGGGTACTGCCATCTTATTCTTAACTACTGTCATTCTATATTTACCTGATATCCGTTGTCCTGCGGTATTCTTAATCGCTCCTGTGTATTGGAACTTTAATCTAAGTGAGGCATAAAACTTCAGGGCGTTTCCTCCTGTGGTAGTTTCTCCTCCAAAGAATCCTATCTTGGATCGGGTTTGATTGGTGAAGATTACTGCTACATTGTTTTTGGATATGATGGCTACCAGTTTCCTCATAGCTTGACTCATCAGCCTAGCGTGAATCCCCATACTACTCTCTCCCATATCTCTCTCTATCTCTACTTGAGGGGTTAAGGCTGCCACACTATCAATCACGATAATTCCAAACCTCTTGGATCTAATCATCATTTCAGCAATCTCTAAAGCTTGCTCGCCACTATCGGGCTGGCTAATAACTAACTTATCTGACTGGACTCCAATCATATCCATTCTCTTCTTGTCTAGGGCATGTTCGGCATCAATAAAGCCAGCTTGCATACCCATCTTGTGAGCAGTAGCTATGGTATGTAAACAGAGTGAAGTCTTACCTGATCCTTCTTTACCAAAGACTTCAGTAATTCTACCTCTAGGAATTCCACCAGTACCAATCGCTGTATCAATACTCTGAACACCTGTAGGGATAACATCAACTTCTACTATCCGATCTTGATCAAACATCATAGCTGATCCAGCACCATGAGTTTCTTCTACTTCTTTTACAAACTCTTGCAAGTTATTCATTCTTTATCTTAAAGGTATATAGTTCTTTATTGTGATATCCGTATGGTCGAGTGTCTGAGATAACATTCCATCCTGTTTCTAACTTAACAATTTTAATACTCTCAAGGCTTCCAATACCCTTATAGTTTCCCACAAAGTCATAGACTCTACAAGTGTCTTTTTCCTCTGCTACACGTGTTCCACGCCCCAACATTTGATTGTATAAAGTAAGACTTTTGGTAGGTCTAATAATAGCAATCGCATCTAATTGAGGGTGATCAAAACCCTGGGTGAGTACTCCCACGTTGAATATAGTTTTAATTCTGCCTGTGCGGAACGATAAAATCGTCTTTTCTCGCTCTTTCTTAGGGGTATCCCCACTTACATAATCAGAACCCTTTATTGCCCTACTGAATCGCTTTGCTTGTGTCACACTACTACAGAATACAATCATTGATTTAGTATCAATTGAGGCTAATCTAGTTACAATCTTCTGCTCATCCTCACTAATCAGCTTTTCAAAGGCTTCTAAGTCAAACTCAGATTTACTTTTATTCAAAGGGATATCCTGGTGGGTTACAAAACTCCAATCATAGTAAGTCAGGGGTACTAGGTAGCCTTGGTTGATTAAATCTTCTGTATTGATTACATAAAGTATTCTCTGCCAGAACATCTGTTTATAGCGGTTGATCATCTTAATAGTAGTTACTACCTCAAGATTCTTCTTCTGCCAGAACCTACCATCATAATTTCTCCATCCATCAGGATTGTTGTAAAAGGTATCTAGTCTAAATGGGGTAGCAGTCAAGCCAAACACTTTAGGATTGCCAATCGCTTTGAAGAATTGATTATACATACCATCTAATTTCTTCGGGGATATCTCATGACATTCATCTACTAGACAAACTTGGTAGTGAGTAAACTGTTCGGGGTGTTTATATACGCTCTGAATTGTACCAATGGTATATAGTTTGATGTCTTTAGTATTCATTGAGGCTGAATACACACCTATCTCTTCTTCGGGTACAACTCGCCTTAACTTCTCTAAATCCTGCTCTAAAATTTCACGACTTGGACAAAGTAATAATACTGGTAAATCTATATCACTGACAAATGAAGCAATAATATGGCTTTTTCCGCTTCCTGTAGGTAAGCATATTACTGAATTACCAGGAAGAGTCATTCCCCATTTCATCTTTGATACAGCTATCTTTTGATATTCACGTAGTGGCATGATATTTTTTCTTTGCTTTCATATAAGCCTTATGTGCTTCTTCTGGTGTCTTGAATTGTCCAAGGAATATCCTTTTTTTATTAACAGCAATCATTGAGTAAATATAACCTCTTGTTTGATACACTCCCATTAGTCCAAATTGGTTATTGTTTGGATTTCTTTTGTTGATTGCTTGTTGATGTGGGGTTGCCCATCGACAGTTGTCAGGAAAATAACCCTTATTATTATTAATCCTATCTATTGAATGTTTTTTAGTTGGTGGATCTCCCATATCTTTATAAAAGTTTTCAAATTTTTCCCATCTTTCACAAATATCTATGCCTCTTTCTCCATAATTTTTATATCCAGTTGCATTTTCATTCATAACTCTTTGTCTTATTCTTCTCCAGGTGTTGTAGACTTTTGTTCCAGTCATATTATGTTTTGGTTTTCCATGTGATGAATAGATTGCATAAGGACTTCCCCACTTTTTGAATCTTCTATAATGTTTCCTACAATAATCTTTACTCAGCTTGGATTTATTACAGTCTTTAATAATACATTGTTTTTTCATACCTGAATCTTACTGCAAGATTCATTGAATGTCAATCTTTGCTCGGTACTAGAATGAGTAATGGTAGCTGTGTCTGCTCTACAAACCCTGATATTACATGAGTTTTACCTGATCCAGTCGGCATGACTACAATACTATTTCCTGGTAGGGTTAAACCCCACTTCATCTTGTTAATAGCTTTTTGCTGATAATCTCTAATCATTAATAGTTTATCCTTGATGATTCAATTAAACATTTGCCGATATTGATATAGTCTAGGGCTAGTAGTAAAGCAAAGGCACAGACTACAATCGCAAACAGTACTAGAAAGAATATAAATATATTCTCAATCATTTTCCTCCTCTAGCGGTAATTGAAAACTCTTATCTTGCAACATCATGCCAATAAGTCCATAGACTGTGATATCAAGCCAGCTATCCATTAAACTCTCATTCTTGGGATCTCTATCTAACTTGTATAGGTTGGCTAGTCGATTCAACTTATCAGATAGTCTAACTATAATTCCCATTTCCGCCCCAACTGGACAACTTAAGATATTCTCTTTTCCATAGTCGTATTGTTTCTTGATTAAAGTTTCAATTATTTTCTTAGCCTGGAATTCTGCTGCCTGATTAAAAGTCATAGTTCCTCCAGCTTATTGATAATATCGTCAACTAATTCCTTTTCCTCGCTATATTCCATGTTTTCATCTTTATATTTCTCATTAAAAACTTCCCCCACCATCTCTATAATCTCAGCTTTTTGTTGGTCTAGGGTCTTCTGTTGAATAAAAAATCTGTGGTTTTTGTAATTCCACCTACCCATATTTACTTTTAATTCATTTGACCACTCACTTACTTTTGGTTTAGTTTGGTTGGTATATTCACCCTCAAAAGTATCCGTTGCTGGTTTATTTCTCATTCTTCCCCCTCATTGTTATTTGTCATAGGTTTCCTCTGGGTTTTTTTGATTGCTTGTAACGCTATATTTAATCCATTCAGATTTCCTTCTCTATATAATACCTTGGATTCTTTTTCATTCTCATAATAATCAATCGCTCCCCTAATCACCTTAATACACCGCTCCCACTCACTTACTTTTGGTTTGGTTTGGTCTTTAGGCATGGGTTATAAATCCTTCAATACATTTCTGAATACTCTAAATACAAAATATATCGTAAAAATAAATAGCGCAGTAAAAACAGCAGTAAAAACAATTGCATAGAAAATAACAGCTCCTTTAATCCAAGGGACAGTTGCTTCTAATACTGCACTAGATGATGCGTACCAAACGCTTTCAAATAACTGCTTCATACTCTCCTCCTTATTTGGTGTCATGTTTTGCCTTTGCTAATTCATACTTCACCACTTTAACTATGCCTGTTTTGGGATAGCTGGCAACGCCACGATATGTGCTATGCCCATCAAACCAATCCCTAGCGATTACAAACCTATCCTCAAATTCTTTAACCAATACTCCAACTGCAAAACCGTGTATTAATTCCTCTTGTTCTGCTTCCTCCTGGGTATAGGTTTCATCACCTCTTGTAAGAGAAGCGTCTATCCACTCAATCGCTATCATTTCTTTCAGCAATTTAGCTTTAGTGGTCATTTGGTCTTTAGGCATAGGTTTCATTTTGTTTGCTTGTAAAAATTGATAATTATTTTAGACTCACACCTCCCACAGTAAGTATGGTCAGGACTTCGTTTAACACGTCCACACTTTTTACATTTTGGCTTGCTCATACTCTCCTCCTTATTTGGTGTCATTAAGAGCCTCCTTTATATCGTTTAGGGCTTGGTTGTAAGATTTGTGTAATGCTTCAACAGGATACATAAGTCCGTTATCACTTGGTTCATCAGACTTCATCCCCTCCACCATCTCCACCAGCTCCTGCTTTTGTTGGTCTAGGAGGGATTGGAGTTTTGGTAAATACTTGGTGACGTAGGGATTATCAAAATCCTCATAACAATCACCAGCACTATAAGCGATATCGGTAATGATTTGTTTTAATTGCTCACTTACTTTTGGTTTGGTTTTGTTGGTCATTGTTAGTACCAATCCTTCCCATTTGCTTCCTCTAGTCTTTTCTCGGTTGGCAAATAAAAATGATAATCTAAACTACAACTTCCCCTTTTATCATCATGATTCTCATATTCAAACCAGTTAAAGTCGTGAACATAAAACTGTATCCAGATTGTTTGATCATCTGTACTACAACCACTTCCATCTTTTGTATATAGAATCTCATACTCACAACCTGCTTTTAACAAGGCTATGCAAGATCCAACGCCGATATGAGCTATCGCACTGTCTCTATCATGCCAATCTTTCTGGTCAACAATAGCCTTATTGCAAATGGCGATAAGTTTTTCTCTTGTATATTCTTTCATTCTTTCCCCCTCATTTCAAAATAGGCTTGGATGTAGCCTCAAATAATTTGATAATTTTCTTGGCTGTCTTTCTTGCTAACTTGCGGTAGTTTGTACTTACCACATATAACTCGCCTGGATATTTTGGCTCATATACAAGCTCATGTGGTGAGTTCTCAAGCATATCAATAATCATTTTTTCAACCTCAACCCCTAATTTATTCATATAGTTATCCATGTTAGTTGTCATTCCCTCACCTTTCATTTGCTATCTATGCTATAGAGGATCTCTAATAATTTTCCTACTTCATCTGAATACTTATCATCATGATAGACAGAATAATAATCTAAATCCGCTATCCCTTCTCTAATTGACATAATGATATCTTTTTCTTGTTTTGTCATTTTATCTCCATATATAATTTACTTTTCTCACCTAGTTCTCTAATCCGCCATGCCTTTCCTGCATAGCGTAATGGGATATAGTGGCTGGCAGGGGTATCACCTTGACTCATCTGTTGATAAGTCAGGATCTCGAACAATACCCCTCGCCACTCCCAAACAGTCTTAGTATGTTTGGTCAATTCCTGTTGCTCACACCCTAAAAAGTCTGATAAAAGCATTTGTCTAATCATTGTCGATCAGTCTAAACACATTTTGTTTAGCTGCCTTTATATTATTTGAGAAAGTGTAAGCGTCTACTGCAAGCCTCATATTAAAATAGCTTGAGGCTATTTCTTGGATCTCTTCAGTATCATCAAAGAGAAAATATACTTTCCCCTTTTCTTTTTTAGTTTCTCTTGGAGTTATCCCAAGTGTCATAAAAGCAGCAGTCAAACCTAAGTCGTTAGTTCTAAACATGATTAAGCCTTTCTCTAATCTGATTGTCATTTAAGCCCAACCATTCGGCATCAAACATGGCATACATGGGATTTATAGTCCAGGTAGCTTGAGGGTGAGGTATAAGTTCAGGTAAGAGTTTTTTAGTATTCCATTTCTCCATAGCCTTTTCATAATTGTCTATTATGGTATCTACTTCACCTGATAACATATGGGTATTAAACACATATACATTTGGTCTTAAGTCTTCAGCAGATATGATATCTACCGCATAGTGTTTTGAGTCCAATCCTAAGGCATAAAAGCAAGCTTGGATCTGATAATGCCAATCAACTCCAGTTTTACCAATCCTCTTGAGTTTCGCATTGGTTACACTTTTCACCTCATGGGGCATAACTCCATTCTTGAATTGAAGTAAGCTGGTATCTACTAGAGCGTCAACAAATCCAATCGCTCCCTTGTAAGTTACTTTCTTCTGCTTCTCTTTCAATATACCCATTCTATCCATAGCACCAACAAACCAATCTTCTACATCCCTTCCCCTTTTGAATTTTCCTAGCATATAAGCATCAAATTTCTTAGTGGGTACGCCTATTGTCTTCATGACTTGAAATCTGAGAGGTTGATACAACATTCCTGCTGATAGCTTGCCAGATGGCTCGTGCTTGGCTCGCTGTGCTTCATCCTGTCTAATCAGTTCAAAGTCTATAAATTCGTTTATCGCTGTTTCTAGTATTGGCATATTAATCTTTCTGAGTGATAATCCACTCGCTTCCCATTTTAGTATGTAACCATTCAAGCATAACCTCAATCATGTATTGATCTCCGTACTCATTGGCTAGATCAGTCATAGCGTCAAGCGTGAAGTGTTTGTCTATTCTTCTATCGCCTTTCATAGTATCTTTGCTCCTTCCTCTTCTGTGTTGATAGCTTTTACAATAACTGGATCGCTCAAATTCTCTGCTTCATTCTGTGTTCTCAAATTCTGTTCTTGAATGTAGTCAATAACTGCTGATAACTTCTCCACCTCAATCATGACTCTGATCATGTTTTCCTGATCAGGTCTAAGGTTTAAGACTTTGATCCCCATTTCTGTTGATTGTTGAAAACTCATATATCCTCCTATAAATATTAATCTGTCTAACAGTGTACTAAATTAAACACATATTGTCAAGTGTAATGATTAAACTTCTTTCATGTCTATAATTATTTTCCTAAGTTTTAATATAATTTCCCTGGCTCTGTCTTCATCCTTGACTATTGTATACACATAATTTCTTTTGTTTCCGCTTCTATCGGCTGTGATCATCCAATAATCCCCTTGCTTAGAATAATTAAATTGCATATTCCTCCCTGCATATATTACAATAATAATAGACTTCATCATTTATAAAAATGATATCTTCTTGACTGATTAATACTCCACATCTTTCACATTCTGGACGTTCTGGGGTGAAGTTTTCGGGATGGTATTGTTGTTCTATTTCTTGATCGTATTGCATACTTGCCTCTCTTCATTGATTATATTTCTAACTATAACCTCAAGTACTCCTTGCAGGTCTGATGTAGTAAACTCCTCCCAATTTTCTACTACATCTAATAATTGATCTGTATACTTGCCAACTTTCCGCATATCTTCTAACTGCTGTTTAGTGCATCCAACTCCCTTTCTTATTCTCCTATGATTAATTGATAAGCTTTATTGGCTTGACTACTGGCTGAAATAACAAAGCTTGCATCACTCTTAAGCTGTTTTAACCAGCTTTGGATATAAGCGGTTGACTGTTCGATATGTTCAAGCTTGCAGTAGTTCATCAGATAAGCACTTCCCAATTCTGCCACTAGTTCTTCTTTGCTATAAGAATCAGATCCAAAGTTGACAGATTCATCACTTTTAAATCTGTTTAGCCTGGTTTCGTGTCCAGTACTGTGTACCATTTCATGAAAAGCAGTGGCATAGAATCCATTTGTGCTTTTAAATGTGTCTTTTTTGGGTAATTTAATATAGTCATCTTTAGGACTATAATAAGCACGTGATCCACCAAACTCTATTTTGATATTATAGCCTTGTATTACTTCTTCAGCGTCTGGGATCTCTTCAATTTCTATCTTTTCGGGGATATACTTGGCGAGCTTGATTGTGTCCATGCCCTCAATCGTGTCCAGGTTATAGACATTGTAGAATCTCATTAGCCAGTAGCCTTGATCTGTTTTTTTGTTGTCGTCTTCTGTCTTCTCTTGTTTTCTGCTAACATTTCCCGAGAATATAACCATACCCGCTTTTGTCTTGGATCGATATACATCACTTGGCACTCTTCCGCCTAGTGATTTCATGCCGTTTTCAGTGAACCAATAAGGGGAAGTGTAACCATTGTCTTCTGCTACCATATTAAGTAACCAAGGATTGATTCCGCTATATTGAGTCTTTGTTAGGGGATTTTGTGGCATACCCGAAAACCATGGCTTATGCCAGGGGATCGAGCCCTTTTCTAATTGCTCTAGTATTTTGTTAGTAACTATTTGATTGACGTGCATATTTTACCTCAAAAAATAACTTGATAATTTAAGTGCTTTTGTATGCTCTGGGTGCTCTGGATTAATTAAACAATGTTTGTGCAAACCATCCAGATCATAGGATGCGGTAATATATTGATAATCTTGGTTGTAGTAATCCCAGATATATAAATAATAGAAATCACTAGTTCCTAGTTGGTCGATGCAATATTGAATCATATTATTCCTCCCCACGTGCTATTGATAATTCAACCGCTAAGATATCGGCCATTTCATCGGCAAACTCATCCTGATCAATCAAGAGATCCGACCACTCCTTCATTGTTGAAAAATTGATATTGAACTCCATATATCCTCCATCTAAATATTAATCTGTCTAACAGTGTACTAAATTAAACACATATTGTCAATAGGTATCGTGTAACCATTACACTAGAAATACGCTATATGTTATACTTTCACCATGTCCACAAAAGGTGCAACACTAACCCCCACTACCAGGCAAAATATCAGCCTATCGAAGACTAAATACAACAAAGCCGATCTGATAAAATCGGGCTATATATACTTAGATAGACTACAAGCCGATCCCAAACAGTTACCAACAATTTCTGGTTTATGTCTTGAGTGTGGGATATCTCGGGAGCAATTAGATCACGCCCGAATAAATCATCCAGAGGTAAACGCCCTAGTTAATCATATCGGGCAATTACAAGAAGAATACGCATTAACTCGCGGCATGACCAACAAAGCCAATCCAGTCTTTGCTATGTTTCTTTTAAAGAGTAAACATGGGTTTATTGATCAGCCTCAACAATTAAACCAGACCAATAATTTTAATATCAGCCCTGAACTCTTGAAAGACGCTATTGAATTAATGAATAGTGAAAATAAGAAATAAATATACAGATCTCTATAAATATCTGAAAATAGTTGTATCTCTCCCTCTCCC